ACAATTTTAGCTTTAAAGTCAGGTTTGTATTTAGTCATAAAAAGTGCCTCACAATCGTTAGAACTTTTGTCTAACAATTATGAGGCACTTCACATCTGGCTTATTGGTGAGGGCTTTTCTAGTTCTCTAATTTAATGAAAGGATCTGAATCTATGTCAGAAGCAACTATAGCAATTACCAAGCTGCGCCAAGACAAACCGAATCCACACTACCGACCAATGATCTTTGTCATTGCGCCGTTTACAGAAGTAGTAAAGAGCGATGCCGAAAGTATCAGGACAGTGCGCTCCAACTGCCGTTTTATCTATCAACATGGTGGCATCCCCGTTTGTCCACAGCTTTACCTACCTCAATTTATTAACATGCACCATTCACGCGAATTTCAAGTAGCCGCCTTTATTAACATTGTGTTACTAACTAAATGCGCCGAAGCCTGGTCATTTGGTAAGCCGACGCACGATATGCGCTACTTCATCCGCTTAGCCAAACGTAAAAATAAAAATATCCGCTACTTTAATAATGAAATGGAGGCCAACTAAAGATGCATTTTACTTTATCGACGGCAACTAATTCCGGTCAGGCTAGCAACACGATCTATCCTCATCAACAAACTATCACTAACGCACAGAAATTAGAACAGGCTGCCCATTATGACCATGTCTGTGGTCAATTTAAAAATAACCAACGTACCAATGCCAACTTCATCAAGGCCAACTGCCTAATCATGGACTGTGATAATGATCATTCTGACGATCCGACTACTTGGATCAAGCCTGCGAACATCGCTAACTATTTCGATGACGTTTCCTACGCCATTACTTTGTCACGTAACAACATGAAAGCCAAGCACCATAAAGCACCCCGGCCTAAGTTTCATGTCTACTTTCCAATTACTGAGATTACGGATACCAAAACCTATGCTGAACTAAAACACGAAATTCAATCATACTTTCCCTATTTTGATGACAATGCGCTTGATGCGGCCCGGTTTGTCTTTGGTGTGCCTAGTACTAAAGCCATCTGGCATGAAGGATCACAAGCCGTGGACAAATTTATGATGGCCCAGCGTTACTTTGCTCAGCAAAACATCGGATCAATCCATGAAGGCAAACGTAATGCTACCCTTTCGCATTTTGCCGGTCGCATCATTATGCGTCTTGGCAATACTGCTGAAGCTCGTCAGGCATTTCAGGAAGAAGCTGCTAAATGTGATCCACCACTAAGCAAGCAGGAATTAAAAAACATCTGGCATAGTGCCACCAAATTTGGTCAACGCATGGCTAGTCAAGAAGGTTATATTCCGCCTAAAGAATACAATCAGCCTAATGATGACTTACAGCCGGCTGACTTCTCGGATACTGGTGAATCCTATGTCTTTGTCAACAACTGCAAAGAGCGCGTTTGCTACACCAATCAATCAGGTTTTATGTGGTTCGACGGTAAGGTCTGGCAAGAATCGGAACCTTTAGCTCTCGGCGAAGTCCAGCGCTTTACCGATAAACAATTAGCCGATGCCCAACTTCGAGTCACTCAAAGTTACCAAGCAATTCAGAACAATGGGGTCACCAAGGCGCTTCAAACTATGGGTAAAACTAAAGCTAGTCGGACTTTTAACGATGAACAACAGGCAGCGTTCAAGAATTACGAAAATGCTAAAGCTTACGAAGCCTTCATTCTCAAGGAACGCAGCACCCGTGGTATTAACGGGATCTTAACTAATTCTCGACCAAAGCTCGTCAAAGAGATTAATGATTTTGATGCTGATCCGTTTTTGTTGAACACGCCCAACGGACCTTTCAATTTAAAGAAAGGGATGCACGGTCAACAGGAAATTCAAGCTGATGAATTAATCACCAAATCCACATCCTGTGTTCCTGGTAATCAAGGAGCTTCACTCTGGCAAGAAGCACTCACTACTTTCTTCTGTGGTGACCAAGCGTTGATTAATTACGTCCAAGAAATTGTGGGACTGGTGGCGATCGGTCAGGTGTACCTGGAAGCTCTGATTATTGCTTACGGCAGCGGGAGGAATGGTAAGTCAACCTTCTGGAACACCATCGCTAATGTGCTCGGCACTTATACCGGTCACCTCTCAGCTGATGCCTTGACCACTGGTGTCCGGCGAAACGTCAAACCAGAGATGGCCGAAGTCAAAGGCAAGCGGCTAATCATTTCCGCTGAACTAGAAGAAGGTAAGCGACTGAACACTTTCATCGTCAAGCAACTTTGTTCAACTGATGAAATCTATGCCGAAAAGAAATACATGAAACCTTTCTCCTTTACGCCCAGCCACACCATCGTGTTATACACCAATTACCTGCCCCACGTAGGTGGTAATGATGAAGGAATCTGGCGACGGTTAATTGTGATCCCCTTTAAAGCTACGATCGCTAAACGCAATGATATTAAGAATTACGCCCAGTACCTAACCGAAAAAGCTGGGCCGGCAGTCTTGCAGTGGATCATTGAAGGCGCACAGCGAACCATTCAGCAAAATTACCGATTAACTACTCCGGCGGCAGTCGAAAAAGCGGTCAATGCTTACCATGCTGACAATGATTGGCTCGGACATTTTCTCAACGAAAAATGCGAATTAAACCCAGAATATGAGCAAAAGTCCGGTGACCTCTATCAAAAGTATCGCGAATATTGCCAAGGCATCGGTGAATATATCCGCAGCACAACTGACTTTTACACGGCCCTCAAAAATGCTGGCTTTCAACGTCAACACAAACAAAACGGTCGTTTCATCAAGGGACTGCGATTAAAAGTTGAGGCTGATGAATTCCTCAGTTGACTGTCACACCTTAAAACTCTAAAAGCTTGATACATCAGTGTTTACCAACCCTAATGACAGTCGTGACACTCTTTTACATTACTTGTATATAGGAATAAAAATAGAAAAAAAGAGTATAGAGAAGAGTAGTAAAACAACTGTCACGACCGTCATTAACCCTGACGAATCACCGATATATCAACGTTTAGGAAGGATTTTACAAATGTTAGAAAAACAAATCGAAACTGCTTTTGTCAAAGCTACTCACCAACGCGGAGGTCTTTGCCTAAAGTTCATCTCGCCATCTATGGCCGGAGTACCTGATCGATTGGTCCTCCTGCCTGATGGTCACATGGGCTTTGTGGAGATGAAGGCTCCTGGTAAACATCCCCGCCCGTTACAAGTGCAAAGACTCAACCAGTTAAAACAACTTGGTTTCCAAGTCTTTGTTTGCGATCAGCTTGATCAGATTGGAGGAATGCTTGATGCAATACAAACCGCATGAATATCAACAATATGCAACTCGGTTTATTTTGGACCATCCCGTAACAGCCATCTTGCTTGATATGGGACTTGGCAAGAGTGTCATTACCCTAACTGCTATTAAGCAGCTTATTCAGCAAGGTAAAGTTCAACGAGTATTAGTTGTCGCACCACTGCGCGTGGCAAAACAAACTTGGCCAGAAGAAATTAAAAAATGGGACCACTTAAAAGGCCTCACCTACTCGGTCGTCACTGGTTCTAGGCTATAACGCATTAAAGCATTACAACAAGATGTCGACATTTATATCATTAATCGGGAAAACTTAAAATGGCTAATTGAATCCTCTGGTACTTCCTTTGACTACGACATGTTGGTGATCGATGAACTCTCTAGTTTTAAGTCTTACCGCTCGCAACGCTTCAAAGCCCTCAAACGAGTGCGACCACTGATTAAGCGCGTGGTTGGCTTAACAGGCACACCGTCGTCTAATGGCTTGATGGATTCGTGGGCAGAGTTCCGCGTACTAGACATGGGCCAACGACTCGGCCGTTTCATCTCATCTTACCGAATGAACTACTTTGACCCTGACAAGCGAAACATGTATCAAGTGTTTACCTACAAACCTAAGCCCGGTGCTGAACAAAGTATCTACCGCGCCATTGATGACATCACCATTTCTATGAAGTCTAAGGATTACTTGAGTCTGCCACCGTTAACTATGAACACCGTTCCGGTAAAAATGAGTAATAGTGAGCAGGCAATCTATGATGAGCTTAATGCCCAGCTAGTAGTTTCAACCCAGGGTAAACAAATCGATGCCCTCAACGCAGCCAGTCTATCGAATAAACTTTGCCAGATGGCAAATGGTTGTGTCTACGACGACCAGCAGCAGATTGTTCAAATTCACCAGCGAAAACTTGATGCCCTTGAAGATTTGGTTGAAGCTGCTAATGGTAAACCTGTCTTGGTAGCTTACTGGTTCAAACATGAACTAATCCAGATTAAAAGTCGTTTCAAGGTTCGTGAGATCAAAACACCCCGTGACATTCAGGACTGGAATGCCGGTAAGATTCCTTTAGCTTTGATCCACCCCGCTTCTGCTGGTCATGGTCTTAACCTGCAGGCTGGTGGTGCTACCTTAATCTGGTATGGATTAACTTGGAGTCTGGAACTCTACCAGCAAACTAACGCTCGGCTCTGGCGCCAAGGACAACGTCAGCCAGTAGTTATCCACCACATCATCACTGAGGGCACCATTGACGAAAACATTCTGGCAGCCTTGAAACGTAAAGACAAAACTCAGTTAGCTCTAGTTAACGCAGTAAAAGCCAACCTGAAAGGAAGTGTTATGGCATGAGTATCATGTGGAACTACTTAGACAAACGGCGAGCAACCGTTGCAACCTTGAAAGATTACGATGGTATGAAGTTCATCATTGACTCTTACCAAGACGACCTGAAGCTAGCCAAGGAACAAATGATTGGTGTCAGTTCGCCACGCTACGGTTTCGTACCTGGCAGCAGTAAAAAAGATAACCCAACTGAGCATCGCCTGCTGCATGGCATCGATGAGACAACCAAGCTGAATGAACGCTACCAACAAGCCCAACTTTACTTCAAGTGGTTCGAGCCAGCCTGGCAAGAGTTATCTGAAGACGAGCGCTTTGTTTTAGATGTCTGCTATCGCACTCCAAACCAGTCAATGAACGAGGGACTAACCATCGTGATGGACAAGTACTTCATTGCGAAAACCACTGCTTACAATCGAAAGAACAAAGCACTTGATCACCTCACGCTCTTACTTTATGGCTCCCATCATTAGAAAGGTAAAACGCAGAACAAACAATCAGCTTATTCATGTTACGATGATAGTGTAGAAAATTAGGAAAAAGGCATTTGTTTTATGGCATTGAAGCCTGGCGGTGCAAAACTGCTGGGCTTTTCTTATGCCTTCAGAAAGGAGGAGTGTCATGCCTTACTCACCCAAGAAACCATGTCGTTACCCTGGCTGCCCGCGACTAACCCACAACACTTATTGTGACGTCCATACTAAGCAAGTCAGTTCACACTACAATCGTTACCAACGACCAAAGCGCAGTCGTCCACGCTACCATCGCGGCTGGCCAAAGATCAGACAAAGGTACCTACTCCACCATCCCTTCTGTGAGATGTGCCTAAGCCAAGGAAGGTATACCAAGGCTACCGAAGTCCATCACGTTCTGCCCTTAGAGCACGGTGGCACTAACGAGTTCAAGAATCTGATGGCATTATGCAAACCATGCCACTCCCGCATCACTGCTCAGATGGATGATCGTTGGCACAAAGCACCACGTCAATATCATTACTAAACCACGGAGGGGGCCATCGAATCCTTAAAAATTTTTCGCGTGGGAGCGGGCCTGGGCCTTCGTGTGCAAAAAAACGAAATCAAAGGGGGTATTAAACCCTGCCGGAAGGAGGGAGAGATTTGGCTAAAGATGGTACGAATCGTGGTGGATCCCGAATCGGTGCTGGACGTAAACCTAAATCACTTCACGACAAAATTCAAGCCGGTCAAGATGCACAGGTGATTGACCTACCAACACCAACCAATTTGGAAGGCCATGTGATGCCGTCAGTCAAGAAGTACCTCAAGGCCAAACAGAAGAATGGTTTAGAATTCGACGCCGCTGATATTTTCAAAGAAACCTGGAAATGGCTGGTCGAACGTGGTTGTGAAAAGCTAGTTAACACTCAACTGATTGAACAATATGCGGTAAGTGTTAGTCGTTGGATTCAATGTGAAGAATGTATCTCAAAGTTTGGCTTTCTCGCCCGCCACCCAACGACTGGAAATGCGATTGCTTCTCCTTATGTGTCAATGAGTCGTGACTATATGAAACAGTCCAGTCAGTTATGGTTTCAAATTTTTCAGGTTGTTAAAGAAAACAACGCTACAACTTACCAAGGATCTACACCACAAGACGATGTGATGGAACGCTTGCTCCGTTCACGGAAAGGAATGAACTAATGAAATTTGTTAAAAAGAAAATAACGGACCTCATCCCCGCGGATTACAATCCACGAAAAGACTTAAAACCAGATGATCCTGATTACGAAAAGCTAAAACACTCGATGAAAGAATTCGGCTACGTTGACCCTATCATCTGGAACCAACAAACTGGTCGCATTGTCGGCGGACATCAGCGGTTAAAGATTCTCCAGGATGAAGGAATCAAAGAAGCCGAGTGCGTAGTTGTCAACCTAGACGAAGAAAAAGAAAAAGCGCTGAACATTGCGCTCAACAAGATCAGCGGTGATTGGGATAAGGACAAGTTAGCTTTGTTGATGACTGATTTGCAAGCTAGTGACTTGGATATTTCATTAACTGGTTTTGATGAGAATGAAATATCTGACTTGCTTGCTACCGAAGATGATACTCATGACGATAATTTCGATGTAGATAGCGAGTTGAATAAACCGACCTTTTCTAAAGCTGGCAACCTCTGGCATTTAGGACGGCACACCCTACTTTGTGGCGATGCTACAAAAAGTGAAAGTTACCAAAAGTTACTTGATGATCATGGAGTTAACCTTGTCCTTACCGACCCACCCTACAATGTCGATTACCAAAGCAAAGCCGGTAAGATCAAAAATGACCATCAGGATGATGATAAGTTCTACCAATTTTTGCTAGCTGCTTTCCAAAATATGAATACTGCAATGGCCAATGATGCCAGCATCTACGTTTTCCATGCCGATACTGAGGGCTTAAACTTCCGGCGAGCATTTCAAGATGCTGATTTTTATTTATCTGGTTGTTGTATCTGGAAGAAACAATCCCTCGTCTTAGGACGTTCGCCCTACCAATGGCAACATGAACCAATTCTTTATGGATGGAAACAAAATGGTAAACACGAATGGTACACCGGTCGGAAGGAATCCACCATCTGGGAATTTGACCGGCCAAAACAAAGTAAGGAACATCCGACAATGAAACCAATTCCATTGCTTGCCTATCCGATCATGAATTCAACGATGTCTAACTGTACGGTTCTTGATCCCTTTGGCGGTTCTGGATCCACTCTCATTGCTTGCGAACAGACTAATCAAATTTGTTACATGATGGAGTTAGATCCAAAGTACTGTGACGTAATAGTCAACCGTTACATTGAACAAGTTGGTTCTAACAAAGAAGTTATCGTAGAAAGAAATGGTAAATCAATTCCTTACAGTAAGGTGAAAAAGCCGGCCTAAAGCGCGGAAAAACCTTGCTATCTGTGCCTTTTAGAGTGATGTATACAGTGATCAAACAAGGAGGTACAGAATATGGAAATTAATTTTAATGTTCATGATCAACAGCGTAAAAAGCTAGTCGAACAGATTGCTAACTATAATCAACAAAAAGCTGAATATCAGTACACACCAACCTACGCATACCAGATTGGTAAATACACCGTCAACAAAGATGGGAACCTTTCATCCCCTGATGAGATTCCATCCGACCTAATCGACAAACTTAAAGAACTTGGTTTCCGGCCCGCTAACATTATCAAATTGCATCTTGCTTACCGCCGAGACGACTTTACCGATCAAGCCTTAGAAAACCTGCGTCACCTAATTTGGGCCAAGGGACATCTAATCAAAGATGCTTGTCAGCTCGATTCGCTAAAACTAGACGTTGATGATCAACAGGTGACATTCAACTGGTTCAACAAGGTAAATCTTGATGATGCCACAGCTTATCAACAATTTATCGACAAACTTGTGCAATATGCAAAAGATCATCAACGGATTGTGTCAGAACCTCATGAAGAAAGCAATGAGAAATATGCTTTTCGTTGTTTTCTACTACGCCTGGGTTTTATCGGTCCCGAATACAAAACACAACGGAAAGTACTGTTACGAAATTTAGCCGGATCAGCTGCTTTTAAGAATCAGGAGGCCTAATCATGAGCAGAATCAAAGATGAACTAGCTAGACGTGACCGCATTCGCCAGCAGGTCTTACAAATTCGCAATACTGGCGAAGTAAACATGTTTGATATCGAGAATGTTAAACGACTGGCCTACTATTACAACTGCCACGATTTGATCGATTACCTGACTACTGACCGGGCCGGCTATGTCAATTTGATTTTAACTGGTAAATTCAATTAATCATTAAGCATTGAGTTCATTCTCAGTGCTTTTTTAGTACTAATGAAAGGAAGTGATGTTTTCTTGAGAGAGTTAAAAGATTATAAACCAACTCGTTTTATGGCTAAGGATTCTACTTATAACAAAGATGCAGCTGATTTTGCAGTTTCTTTCATTGAATGTCTCTGCCATACTAAGGGAACTTGGGCAGGAAAACCCTTTGACTTGATTGATTGGCAAGAAAAGATCATTCGTGACATCTTCGGTATTCTGAAGCCTGATGGCTACCGCCAATTCAATACTGCTTATGTTGAGATTCCAAAGAAACAAGGAAAATCAGAACTAGCGGCAGCAGTCGCTCTTTTGCTTTGTTGTGCAGATGGTGAGGAACGAGCCGAAGTGTATGGTTGTGCCGCTGATCGGCAACAAGCAGCGATTGTTTTCGACGTGGCTGCTGATATGGTACGAATGAACCCGGCTTTGAAGAAACGATGCAAAATTCTCGCTTCACAAAAACGGCTGATCTATGAACCCACTAATAGTTTCTATCAGGTTCTATCTGCTGACGCTTATTCTAAACATGGGTTCAATGTGTCCGGAGTTATCTTTGACGAACTGCATACCCAACCGAACCGGAAACTCTATGACGTTATGACGAAGGGATCAGGGGATGCCAGAACACAACCTCTTTACTTTCTAATAACCACTGCTGGTAATGATGAAAATTCAATCTGTTATTAAGTCCATCAAAAAGCAATTGATATCATGAAAGGTCGCAAACATGATCCCCGCTTTTATCCGGTAATTTATGGTGCTGGTCGGGATGAAGATTGGTCGAGCCCCGAAGTCTGGAAAAAAGCTAATCCTTCTTTAGGAATTACAGTCAAAATGGAGAAAGTAAAAGATGCCTATAATTCAGCCAAAGAAAATCCTGCTGAAGAAAACACCTTCCGTCAACTCCGTTTAAATCAGTGGGTTAAACAAGATGTCCGATGGATGCCGATGGATAAATGGGATGCTTGTGCTTTCCCAGTTGATCCTAATGAACTACGGGGACGGGATTGTTACGGTGGACTCGACCTATCGTCGACTACCGATATCACTGCTTTTGTTCTAGTGTTTCCACCAGGGGATGATTCTGAAGATTATACCCTTCTACCCTATTTCTGGATTCCCGAAGATAATGTTGACTTACGAGTTCGGCGTGATCATGTTCCATACGATATTTGGAAACAACAAGGTTATCTGCAAACAACAGAAGGTAATGTAGTTCACTACGGATTCATCGAACACTTTATTGATGATCTGGGAAAGAAATATCACATCCGTGAAATCGCCTTCGACCGGTGGGGAGCTGTCGAAATGGTTCAAAATCTTGAAGGTATGGGATTCACCGTGGTCCCGTTTGGCCAGGGATTTAAGGACATGACGCCTCCAACTAAAGAACTAATGCGATTAACTCTGGAAAAGAAGATCGCTCATGGTGGTCATCCGGTCTTACGCTGGATGATGGATAACATCTACATCCGCACTGACCCAGCGGGAAATATTAAACCTGACAAGGCTAAGTCAACCGAAAAAATTGATGGCGTAGTGGCCACCATTATGGGACTGGATCGTGCTATCCGAAATGAGGATAATGGTGATTCTGTTTATGATGGTCGAGGTCTATTGATGTTGTAATTACAAAGAACTGAAAGGAGTTGATGCCATGAGTTTATTTAATAAATTGTTCCATACCAATAAAGCTTCACCCAAAAACACCTTATCCAGCACCATGTCGTTTTTCTTCGGCAGTTCGATGGCTGGCCAAAATGTGACCGAACGCACCGCAATGCAGAATACAGCAGTTTATGCTTGTGTGCGTGTCTTGGCTGAAGGATTAGCTGAACTGCCACTACATATTTATCAATACACCAGCGATGGTGGTAAACAGCGGGCAATTAACCACCCGCTTTATTTTTTGCTTCATGATGCGCCAAATCCAGAAATGACCAGTTTTATCTTTCGTGAAACCATGATGAACCATTTATTGCTGTGGGGTAACGCCTATGCACAAATCATTCGAAACGGTCAAGGCGAGATCACTGGGCTCTATCCTTTGATGCCAGATCGAATGGACGTTAACCGTGCTGCCAACGGTGAAATCTACTACACTTATACTCGCAACTACGATGATTACCAGGCAAAGAATAAATCGAAGCAAGTAATTCTCTTATCCGATGAAGTCCTTCATATCGCAGGGTTAGGATTTGATGGTTTGATCGGCTACAGCCCTATTGCTATGGCTAAGAATGCAATTGGATTATCGATGGCCGCCGAACAATATGGAGCCACCTTCTTCAAAAATGATGCCACGCCTGGTGGTGTTCTCGAGCATCCTAATGTAGTCAAAGACCCTGAACGGCTTCGGAAAAGTTGGCAATCACAATTTTCGGGATCTAATAATCACAGTATTGCTGTCTTGGAAGAAGGAATGACTTTTCATCAACTTTCTATTCCACCTGACCAAGCGCAATTTCTTGATACCCGAAAATTCCAACTCGACGAAATTGCCAGAATTTTTCGTGTGCCACCGCATATGGTCGGTGATCTAGACCGTTCAACTTTCTCAAATATCGAGCAACAATCACTAGAATTTGTAAAGTACACCCTGAACCCTTGGTGCATTCGCTGGGAACAAGCTATGAATCAACAGCTACTGTCCGCTGATGATCAACGAAAGTTCTTCGTCAAATTCAATGTTGATGGACTACTACGTGGCGATTACGAAAGCCGAATGAATGGTTATGCCATCGGTCGACAAAATGGTTGGCTTTCTGCAAATGATATTCGGGAACTTGAAGATCTTAACTGCATCCCTGCCAATGAAGGCGGTGACTAATACTTGGTAAATGGCAATATGCTACCACTCAACCAAGCTGGTAAATTCTATAGTTCTCAACCATTTAAAGAAAGTGAGGAATCAAAAGAATGAAACGTTTCTGGAACTGGAGTGGCCCTCAGAATCAACGTGCCTTAACTATCAACGGCACAATTGCTGAAGATAGCTGGGTTGATGATGAGGTTACTCCCCAAGTATTTCAAGATGAATTAAGTCAAGGGAAGGGCCCAATTAATCTCTGGTTAAACTCTCCCGGTGGTGACTGTGTCGCTACCAGTCGCATTTATACAATGCTAATGAATTACCCCGATGATGTGAACGTCAAGATTGATGGTATCGCTGCTTCAGCAGCATCAGTTATCGCCATGGCAGGAACAAAAGTTTCTATGGCTCCAACCGCGATGATCATGATCCATAATCCATTAACTATTGTTGGTGGACAAAAAGAAGATCTTGATCAAGCTGCACAGATGCTAGCTGAAACCAAAGAATCAATCATTAATGCCTATGAGCTTAAAACAAACCTACCCCGCGAGAAGATTTCAGCCATGATGGATGACGAAACCTGGATGAACGTTAACAAGGCCATCGAGTTAGGCTTTGCTGATGATATGCTAGGTCAAAATAAAGATATCACAGATTGTTATTCCTATTCGGATAAGCAATCGGATCTCGTTGTCCTCAATAAACTCAAACGAACAAGCCAAAATACTATCTCTGTAAAGTCGCTACAAAAGCGACTTTCTTTGTTATCACACTAATTTTTAGGAGGACTTATCAATGAGTAAGATTACTGAATTACAAGAAAAGCGTGCCCGTATTTGGAAGCAAGCAAAGGATTTCCTGGATGCTAAGCAAAAGGAGTCGGATGTACTATCAGCTGACGACAATGCCCGCTATGAAAAGATGGAGCAAGAAGTTGTCGACTTAGGTAAGGAAATCGATCGAAGGCACAAGCAGGCAGAAATTGAAGTGGCACTAAACCAACCCACCAGTAAGGCCCTTACTAATTCCCCAATTGCTAACCAGCTACCAAAGGGCCAGGAGGCTTATGCAAAAGATTTCTGGCAAATGATGCGTGGTCATGTGGTCGTTGATGCACTGAAAGAAGGTACGGATCCAGATGGTGGCTTCCTAGTGCCCGACGAATTTGAAAATCAACTTATCCAAAAGCTTCAAGAAGCAAATGTCCTACGAACCATCAGCCATGTCATCCAAACCAATAGCGGTGAACACAAAATTCCAGTAGTGGCCAGTGAAGGTACCGCAGCCTGGCTAGAAGAAGAAGCGGCCTACACAGAGTCCAACACACAATTTAGTCAGGTGTCACTTGGCGCTCATAAATTAGGGACCCTGATCAAAGTGTCAGAAGAATTACTAAATGATTCGGCATTTGATTTGATGGCTTACCTATCTGATGAATTCGGTCGCAGGCTCGGTAACGCTGAAGAACAAGCCTTTTTAAACGGTACCGGTACTGGTCAACCTACTGGTATCTTGACCGATACTAATGGTGCTTCAGCTGGATCAACAGCTGCTAAGGCTGATTCATTAACTTTTGATGATTTAATCGATCTCTTCTATTCTTTGAAGACACCATACCGTCAAAATGCTGTCTTTTTGATGAATGATGATACTGTGAAGGTCATCCGCAAGATGAAAGATAAAAATGACCAATACATTTGGCAACCTTCCGTTCAAGCAGGTCAGCCAGACAGAATCCTCAACTGCCCTGTTTATACCAGTCCATTCATGCCAACACTGTCTGCTTCCAATAAGCCAGTTCTCTTTGGCGACTTCAATTACTACTGGATTGCAGATCGACAAGGCCGAACTTTCAAACGTCTTAATGAACTTTATGCCGTAACTGGTCAAGTTGGTTTTTTAGGCTCACAACGAGTTGACGGCAAAGTTATCCTACCAGAAGCAATTAAAACCTTGTCCATGGCTGCTAAATAGAAAGGATTGATGAAATGTGGCTGCTATTACTTTGGCCGAAGCAAAAGCCTACCTGAGAGTAGACAACACTGTTGAAGATGACCTCATTACAAAGTTGATTGGATCGGCAACAGCTACGGTCGAGAATGTGCTTCGCCAACCACTATCAGCGTTTGATCCCCTCCCTGATGATATTCATACCGCCATTCTCTATACAGTGGCTTACCTTTATGAATATCGGGAAACAGCTGATTTTGATGCCATGATTAAATTTCTTCGGGCCATTTTGTCCCCTTACCGGAAGGAGGAATTTTAATGCAACAGCAAAACAAACGTATCAGTAAGATTGCTGATATTGGTGAACTAGATCGACGCATTACTCTAATGAAAAAGAAATATGTCGGCGAAAATCCTAATACTGGAATGTCGATGTACAAAGATGTTCGCCTCGGTGATGTATGGGCTAAAGTCTCGGCATTGCACGGTCAGGAATACTACACGGCGGTATCCGTTAAATTGGAAAAGCAATTGTCCTTTATTATCCGATACCGTGACGACGTTGACGAAGAAACTAACATCTGGTTTGAAGGACGCGGCTACAATATCGGCTTTATCGATGACGTCAAATACAACCATGAGTATCTGGAAATTAAGGCCGAGTATTCGAGAGGAGTTGATAATCCAGATGAAGACAACTAGTTTAACCATCATCAATACTTGTTTTGGTGCTGTTGGTGCATTTCTTGGCTGGTTTTTAGGCGGCCTGGATGGCTTTTTGTATGTTCTACTCATTTTCATGGTGGCGGACTATATTACCGGTGTGCTCTGCGCAATTAATGAACATAAACTCTCCAGTGAGATCGGTTTTCGTGGTCTCACTAGAAAAATGCTGATTCTACTCTTAGTAGGTATTGCCCACTCTCTTGACGTCTATCTGCTAAAAAACGGTTCGGCCATCCGAACAGCAACAGTCTTTTTCTATATCTCTAATGAAGGAATTTCATTACTGGAAAATACCAGTCGCTTAGGCTTACCTGTGCCCGATAAGTTAAAGAGTATTCTCCAACAATTACATGACAAGGATGGTGATAAATCATGATTCCTGGGATTGATATTTCTGAATGGCAAGGACATGTGGATTTCAATGCAGTCAAAGCAAGTGGTGTTAAGTTTGTTCTAATCAGAGCTGGCTATGGTCGGTCAGCGAGCCAAGAAGACCGTTACTTTGCAGAACACTATACCCAAGCCAAAGCAGCCGGTTTACAAGTAGGAGCTTATTGGTATTCCTATGCTATTTCTCCCGAAGACGCAGCTAACGAAGCTCGTGCCTGTTTGACTGTTTTAGGTAACCGTCATTTTGATTATCCAATTTACTTTGACCTCGAAGAACAATGGCAATTCCATCAGGGACGTGCCTTCTGTGATAGTTTAGTCAAAAGTTTTTGCTGTGTGCTAGAACAAAACGGTTGTTACGCCGGTCTCTACATCTCACGGTCACCACTACAAAACTATATTTCATCAGCTGTCGCTCAGCGTTATGCTGTCTGGGTGGCTGAATATGGTCCGCGTTGTAACTACAGTGGTAATTACGGAATCTGGCAACATTCCTCTACTGGTTCTGTTCCAGGTGTCAATGGCAACTGTGATCTGGATTATTCCTATATCGACTATGCAACAGTCATTAACAAAAAGCAGCCAATCACCAGAAAGAACCCTGATGAACTAGCTGCTGAAGTTTTAGATGGTCAATGGGGTAATGGTACTGACCGTCAACAACGCTTAACCGCTGCCGGTTACGACTATGCGGTGGTCCAAGAAAAAGTTAATCAATTATTGAATCGTAAGTCAGTGGACCAAATTGCACGTGAAGTTATTCGTGGTTCCTGGGGAAATGGTAATGAGCGAATTATTCGTTTAAAACAAGCTGGTTATGATCCAATTCTAATTCAAAAACGCGTCAATCAATTACTCTGATTCATGCCTGTGGACTCCGGTCTGCAGGCTTTTTTCTTTTGCCATGGTTTACTTTTCCGCTTGTTCTGGCTTATCAGTGGAGGTAATTAAATATGGTAAAGAAAGTACAACCAGTAACCCATCAACCAATAATAACAACAAATAAGAATATTAGTTCTGAGCAGTTATTGAACGATTTACACTATCAACAATCCAAACAGATTATTCAAAGTCTGCTCAATAAGGGGTTAATCTCAACCACTGAATTTGAAGACATTGATACCTTAAATAAACAAACATTTCCGCCATTATTGGGGTCCGGAAGCGTTGATACATCAAGGTTCTAGAGCTAACATACCACACTGACGAAAGGAGGGTTACCATGTCGACCATTACTAAAATTCAAAGCTACCAACGTGATGTTGAACAACTCCGGGTGGCAGCCTACTGTCGGGTTTCAACGGACAACATTGAACAGCTGGAAAGTCTTGAAAATCAACGTGAACATTATCAAAAATACATTAGCAATCAGCCTAACTGGCAGTTAGCTAAGATCTATTACGATGAAGGAATCTCAGGCACCCAACTAACGAAGCGTGATGCTTTAAAAGAACTACTGGCAGACTGTCATAATCACCGAATTGACCTCGTGGTTACAAAATCAATCAGCCGCTTATCACGGAATACAACCGACTGTTTACAAATAGTTCGAGAACTGCAGCAGTTGAACATTCCAATTATCTTTGAAAAAGAGCACATCAATACTGGAGCAATGGCTAGCGAATTATTTCTATCGATTCTCAGCAGTATCGCTCAGGATGAATCTCATTCCACTGCAGGAAATTTACGCTGGGCGATTAGACAACGGTTCGCTAGTGGCAAATTTCGAGTATCTTCAGCCCCCTACGGATATTCAATTGAAGATGGCAACTTGGTCATCAATCGGGCTGAAGCCAGGATTGTGCGAGAAATCTTTCAACAATTTTTAAGTGGAATGTCAGCTAGTCAAATTGCTAAAAAACTGAATCACAACCATGTTGCAACAAAGCGTGGTGGCCAATGGCGAAGTAACACTGTGATTAACATCTTACGAAACAGTAATTACACCGGTGATATGCTCTGCCAAAAGACTTATCGTGATGATCAATATCACCGTCATTTTAACCAAGGTGAACTCACCCAGTACTTAATTGAAGATCATCATCCTAGTTTGGTTAACCACGAAACTTTTAACCGGATTCAAGTTTTACTTAAAGAAGCGGCTCAAAAACGCCATATCGAAACTGGTAGCCATAAATACCAACATCACTACCTGTTTTCTGGAAAAATCATCTGTGATAATTGTGGAACTACTTTTAAGCGGCAAACACGTCCAAATAAAATCTACTGGGCTTGTCAAAAGCATCTAAAATCAGCTAAGCAATGCCCAATTAAGGCAGTTCCCGAAGCAAGTCTAGAAGTGGCTTTCTGTAATATGATGAATAAACTCGTTTACAGCAGGAAATTCTTATTACAACCACTGTTAGAAAACTTACACGATCAGGCTAATAGTGATACCAACGGCCAGCTAAGTTCTTTGACTGAACAAATAAAAGCAAATGATCACAAGGCTGAAACACTAACTGACTTGATGCATTCAGGACTACTGGATAAGGCCATCTATGTAAATCAAACGGCTCAGCTCGAACAGGATACCTACCAGTGCCGTGAAAAAATCAAACAGTTTAATAGCAATAATACTGATTCTGCAAATAACTTTGAAAACGTGCGAACTCTGCTCCATTGGTGTCAACAAGGTCAAAAGTTGACAGGATTTGATGAAAGTAGATTTCAGGATTTTGTGCAACAAATTGTAGTGAACAGTCCAAACGAGGTGGTTTTCAAACTGAAATGCGGGTTGAGATTAACTGAGAAGTTAACCAAAACAGCTGGACTTGATGAACATTTTTACCGTGGGGTAATCCGCCAACGTTTCAACGAACCAATTCAGCAAGCCGAATACTTGTACAGCATTATCGAAAGTGAAGGTGATTTAATTGGGTAAAGTACGCATTATTCCTGCCCATCAGCCAAAAGGAAACAGTGTCCATCATCAACGTAGTCCACAACCTTTTGAAAAACTCCGGGTGGCTGCATACTGCCGGGTTTCGACCGATTATGATGAGCAGGCTAGCTCCTACGAAACTCAGGTAGCTCACTACAAAGAGCTAATTCAAAAGGACCCAACCTGGGAATTTGCGGGCATCTACGCTGATGACGGAATCTCCGGAACCAACACCAAAAAGCGGGAACAGTTTAATAAAATGATTGCGGCCTGTAAAGCCGGTAAGATTGACTTGATTGTCACTAAGTCCATCAGTCGGTTTGCCCGCAATACCATTGATTGCCTGAAGTATATTCGGGACTTAAAAGCGATCAACGTCGGCATCTTCTTTGAAAAAGAGAACATCAACACCATGGATGCCAAGGGTGAAGTGCTGATTACCATCATGGCTTCTCTCGCTCAACAAGAAAGTGAATCTTTGTCGCAAAACGTGAAGATGGGAATTCAGTATCGTTATCAACAGGGAAAAGTATTTGTGAACCATAACCACTTTTTAGGATATACCAAGGACTCCGAAGGTAATCTAGTAATCGAACCCGAGGAAGCAAAAATTATTAAACGGATCTTCTATAGCTACCTAAATGGGATGAGTATGAAGCAAATCGCGGACTCAGTCAAAGCTGATGGTATTTTAACTGGTGGTAAAACAAAGAACTGGCAATCCAGCGGTGTTTCAAAAATTCTAAAGAATGAGAAATACATGGGTGATGCTCTATTGCAAAAGACTTACACTGTTGATTTTCTGAGCAAGAAACGCGTCAAGAATAACGGTATCATGCCTCAATACTATGTAGAAAACGACCATCCCGCGATTATTCCCAAGCCGGTATTCATGCAAGTCCAGCAGCTCATCAAACAACGACAAAACGGGATCACTACTAAGAATGGTAAGTACCGGCGACTTAACGGCAAATATTGTTTCTCCCAAATAGTCTTTTGTGGAAAATGCGGCGACATTTTTCAACGGAATATGTGGTACCGACCAGAAAAGGTAGCAGTCTGGCGTTGTGCTAGTCGAATAAAGCGAAGCAAAACCGGAAGGCGATGCATGATTAGAAATGTCAAAGAACCACTGCTAAAGGAAGCCACCGTAGAAGCCTTTAACCAGCTCATTGAAGGACACGAGTTAGCTGGCAAACAGATCAAGGCTAACATTATGAAGGTCATCAAAAATTCTAAAGGACCTACCCTTGATCAACTCGATAAGCAACTGGAAGAGGTCCAAATGCAGCTCATCCAGGCCGCCAACCAGCATCAAAATTGCGATGCCCTCACCCAGCAAATCATGGATTTACGAAAGCAAAGAGCAAAGGTGCAAAGCCGTGAAGCTAAACAGCAAGCAAAACTACACAGCATTGATGAAATCAACAAACTGATCGAATTCCACAAATATGGCTTGGTAGATTTTGATGAGGGCTTGGTTCGTCGCCTAGTAGAAAAAATCACCATCTTCCAACGCTACATGGAGTTCACGTTTAAAGATGGTGAAGTAATTAGAGTTAATATGTGAGTTTTAGATTATTCAGCACTCAGCTATTTTGGCTGGGTGCTGTTTTTTACACTCAATCTCAAATACAGCTAAAGAATAAATAGCAGCCACCATAAGAAATTAGAATAAATTATTTATCTTCTCTATCCTTATCTATCCGACTAGCAGTTAAGGGATATTTTAAATCTAGCTTTGGATCAATCCACTTGAGGGTAATTAACTTTGTTAACTGTCCCATCAACATCCAGCCGCCAATCCAAAGAACTCCCATGATGGCTGACCAAGCGTCATTATGAAGGAAATCAAAGCATACTCCCCACAACATCATAACAATTATATAGCATGTTAAATAGATATGCTTAAAGGTCTTAAATTCATCATGCCGACTTTTAAGCTGGTATTGGAGATTTTCTTCTGCATTTCTTATCTTGTTCTTTTGAGCTGGTAAGTCATCAAAAAGTTCTTTAACTGATACACCCAAAGCTCCCGCAACAAGGTTCAATGTCTCAATGCTAGCATCATCCCCGGCCTCCATCCGTTGAATTGTCCTAACCGAGACTTTTGCCTTTTCAGCTAATTGCTCCTGAGATAAATTCTTGCTAAGTCTAAGTTGCTTAATTTTATTGTTGACCAT